GCCATCAGCCCGGGCGCCCGATGATGCGCAGCAGGGTGCCCAGGGCGATCACGCCGACCTCGATGAGCAGGATGACGGTCTGGGTGGTGGTCATGCGGCCCTCCAGGCGGTGGCCTCGATGTGGTCGACGACACCACGGCCGTCCACGGCAGGCCAGGCGTAGCCGTGGAAGTGGAAGGTTTCGCCGTTGAGGACGATCTGGTCGGTGGGCCCGGGGAGCTGCTCGTCGGGGTGCAGCCACACGCCCCAGATGCCGACGCCCAGCTCGGCGTCGCCGCCGCCTTCCAGGCGGCTGCGCTGCTGCATAGCGCACACGGTGTTCACCGAGGTCCAGGTGTCGGTCTGGTTGTTGTGGGCGTCGGCCGGGCCGGGCGCCCAGTAATTGATGGTGCAGGGCTGGTTGTAAAGGCGGGCGGCGATCATGCGGGCGGGGCCGGTTCGACGATGTTGGTGTACTGGTCGTAGGGGTATTCCATGGCGTTCTCGCCCCAGCCGTCGTAATAGGCGGGGTCGGGCGGGTACACGTTGCCCAGGTCGTCGGCGTTGACCTCGGACGGATACCACCAGGCTTCTTCGCTGTAGGCGCCGTAGGCCATCGGGTGGGGCACGGTCAGGCGAATGCTGGCCACCATGGGAGCGACCCACGGTTTGAGCAGGCGCCGCCAGGCGTTGGGCAGCAGCCCGTCCGGGGACAGGCTGTTAGGTGCGTACGTCTGCATGGTGGTGCCCACCCGTTCCATGGCCAGCGCCCCGGCGTGACCGGACGGGTCGGCAACCATCTGAGCGGAGGCCTGGCAGGTGACCAGCACCGCGGGCTCGGGCACCGGGCGGGGCGTAACCCCATCCGCCGCCAGGGGCGGTGTGCCCTGAGCCCACGGCAACAGCCCCGGCGCGGCCTGGGCGACCACAGAGGATGCCACCAGGAGGAGGTAGTCCACCTTCGGCTGGTCCGCCGTAGCGACGGGGCCGATAAGCATCTCGTAGTCGGACAGTTGCGCCAGGGCTGTGGTCATGGCTGCTACTTGGTCGGGTTACCCCGGCGGGTGGGCGGCTCGGGAGGCTGCTGGCCCTTGTCCAGCTCGGCCTGGAGCTTCTCGTCCACGTCGGAGGGCACGGCCTCGCCGGAGGCCGGGCGGAAGCTGTAGCCCTCCTCGGCCAGGATGCCGGGCGCCAGCCCGATGGGGATGTGGCTGAACGGCTTGGCCGCCGCACCCAGGCGGGTGGTGAACGGCTGGCCGATAGCGCAGCCCAGGCGCATGTGGACGCGCATCAGGACCTTGTCATCCTGGAACGCGGACACCTGGACCACCCCGGAGCCGTCGGCCAGGACACCCTCGGAGCTGATGTCCACGGTGACATCACGGCGGATGCCGACCCGCAGGGCGCTCCAGTCCCCGGCCACGGCCACCATGCCGGTGGTGGCGGTCAGGTCGAACACGCCGCCGATGGACCATTTGACCGGGAAGCCGTAGATGGTGTCGGGCGTGCCGCCCACCACGGAAGGCACCCACAGGGGAGCGCCGGTGGTGATGCGGGCGCCGCGCAGCGAGCCGCGCACGACCACGTCGGCGGCGAACCCGGACGGGGCCAGGCCGGTGCGCTCAACGGTTTCCAGCATGGCGTTGAAGGCACCGACCACGTCGTTGGCCGGGGCCGCGGGCAGGGTGGCGGCGGTGGAGAAGGCCCGCACCCCGCCGGTCGGGAAGCTGGCCGGGGCGTTGGTGCCGAGCAGGATGGCCTGGTCGATGGCACGGGCCAGGGCGTTGACCATCATGGGCCGCACGTTGTCCCAGATCGGGAAGCCGACGTCGTCCAGGTAGGCCTGGGGTACGTCGATGGTGGCGGCGATCTCCTCGGCCTTGAGGACCACCGAGGTCCAGGTCATGGCCTGGATGGGCTTGCGGCCGCCGACACCGATCCAGGACGCCGACGGGATAGAGCCGAGGACGGGGATGGCCTCGGACCCGGCGGGCATGGGCTGGACCTGGGCCAGCGACAGGGCCACAGAGTTTTCGATGACGCCCTGGATCACCTGGGATTGGACGTCTACGGGTATGAGGTTGGAGGCAATGGTGACAGCCAAGGGTTAGCTCCTAGCGGTTCTTGCGGAGCAGGTCGTCCATCTGCTCGGACGCCGTCGGGCTGTGACCGCCCGCCGTGTGCTTGCCGCCGTCCACCACGCCCACCCTGATCCCGTTGGCCCGCAGATAGGGGCGGGACTCCATGAACTTCTCGACGAGCTTGTCCGGCTTCCCGACGATCTCGCCGTCCTTGTCCACCGACAACTGGTCGGCAAGCAGGGTGGCGACCATCTCGGGGTCGACGGCGCCCTGGCGGGCGGCCTCGCCGATGAGAGCGGTGCGGATTTGCATGGCGTTGGCACGAACAACGGCAGCCTCGGCCCTTCGGGCCGCGTCCTGAGCTTTGGCGTTGGCTTTCTCCAGCTCCGACTGGCTGGCGCCCTCCAGCTCGGTCAGGCGGCTCTTGATCTGGTCGTAGTCGCCGTACTTCTGCTGGTTGCGCCGCCGTTCCTCGGCCAGGAAGGCGTCAACCTGCTCCTGCGTGAATGTAGCGCCGGACCTTGCCCCCGGCTCGGGACTCCCGCCAGGTTGCCCGCTGGCTCCGGGAACGCCAGGTTGACCGCTGGCTCCGGTATCGCTCATATGGTGCCTCCTCTCGGTGCCTCAGTCAATCACGCAGGCTTCTGCGCCGGGGCGGGACCGCCGGGGATGGGCTGACCGGGCGGGGCCGGGGCGGGTGGCGTGGGCTGGAAGGTAGCGGCGAGCTGGGCTTTGGCCAGCTCCTCGTCGGCGGCCTGCTGCTTCATGCGGGCGATCTGCTGGGGGCTGAACATGCCCGACAGCTCCCACAGGGCCTCCTTCGGGGTGCCGATCTGGGCCAGCTTGATGAGCATGTCGGCGATCTGGCCGGTATTCTTCTGCTCGGCGTCCATCCAGATGGTCTCGCAGGACTGGTCCTGGGCTTTGGCCAGGTTGCCGGACATGAGCAGGGCGGTGCGCATGAGCTGCTCCCAGGCCTCTCCGAAGAAGCGCTGGCGCCGCTGGACCTTCTTGACCAGGCCGTAATCGGCCGCTCGCAGCGCTTCTCCGGAAGGCATTTGTCCCCGCGGCAGCAGATAGTAGGCCGGGGTGCGGGAGATGGAGGCCAGGTGGGAGATGTCGGCCTCGGCCGCGGACAGATAGTTGCCCAGGCTGGCCTCACCGAACTCGCCGAAGCGGGCGTCGGGGTTCTCGGTCATCCACAGCCTGTCCACCGCGGCCCGGAACGGTTCGACGGGCTGGCCGGTATCGGGGTCCCTGGGGATTTCCATGCCGCTTATCCACTTCTGCCGGAACGCCGAGAACTGGGCCGCGACCATGCGGTTGAACACGGTCTCGTTGATGCGGTCCATCATCTCGATGGCCCCACCGCTCAGCTCGGAGCGCCCGCCGGTGAGCAGCCGCGGGTTGTTCGGGAAGTTGACCATGGGCACGACGCCGAACGGGTTGGGGAGCGGCCAGGGCTCGCCGTCCACAGCCCGGGGCGACCAGGAGCCGTAGGGCGGGCTGCCGCCCGGGCCCTGAGCGGAGTCGGAGCTGAACTTGTAGACCGCCACCGGGGTGTACAGGTTGCAATGCCAGAAGCCGACGTCGTCGCACCACCGCTTGAAGCCCATGGAGGTCTGGTGGCGATCGGCGGCCGGGGCGTAGGTGATGCACTCGGTGGGATGCTCGGCGGTGATCTGGACGTTGCCCAGGTCGTCGGGCCAGGTGATGGCATAGGCCTCGCCCCACACCAGGGCTTCGACGTGGATCTCGTCGGAGCGGGCGTCCAGGTTGTTGGCCTGCCACAGGCTGTCCCACACGTCCAGGTCGGCGGTTTCGTCGCCGGACCCCGCCCAGCGGAATCCGACGACGCGCAACCGCTCATTCACGGCGTCCACGATGAGCTCGGCCCAGTTGGACCTCGACTCTGCGAGCAGGCGTCTATAGACGACGTGGGCCTGCGATGGTGCACCCATCCAGAGTCGGTGCTCGCCCCGGTAATACTCGTCGTAGATGCGGGCTTGCTGCCAGCGGTAGGTGAGGGCGTCGCCCAGGAACTTCACCCAGTCCATCGGGTCGAAGTCGGGGTCCTGCTCCGGGGCCAGATGCCACATGGTGACCCCGTCGACCACCAGGGGCGACGGGGAGTACATGACGTCGAGCGCCATGGATTACTGCCCGAACGGCGGTGAGCTGGTGGGCCCGATGCTGTCGTCGTAGTCAAGCGGGTCCTGGCCGAGGTCGGGGAAGGTGTCGTTGGGGATGTCGTCCCCGGAGTTGTCGGGCACCCACTGGCTGTAGTTGTCGAACATCAGCGGCTCCTCTTTCTGGTGGTGGTGCGGCGTCCGGTGACGCTGGCCCGGCCACGCTGAGCTGCCGTTGAGCGCCGGTTTACGACCTTGGACACGGTGGCGTAGCTGCCGGTGGTGCGCTTCTGCGCCGAGTAGGACAGCGCCGCCCGGTGCATGCGTAGCCGGGC